TTGGTGGAGCTGACAGGGGTCGAACCTGCGACCTCCTCCGTGCAAGGGAGGCGCTCTCCCAACTGAGCTACAGCCCCATCTACTGATTTCTTTCCCCAAATGCGATCCCAACCATCAGAATATTGGTTGCCTTTTTCTGGTCGTCTTTTACTTCCTTTACTCATTTCATCCAATACCTTTTAATTGGTGGATTGATTTCTCTCTTTTCTTTTACAGGTCTTTTCATAAGTTTGCCACAAGAATGACATCTTAGATTTATCTGTAGTAATTCACACATTGCCTCGTCTTTTGGTAAAGCAAAACAAGTATGAGGATGAAACATTTCTGTTGGTAAAGGAAATCCTATATGCTTCATTTTACAACTAAGTCAATGAGAAAGAAACTCAAAAACATAAATCCAAATACACCTACTTGTACTAGCGACATTATAACCACTTGTCTCATTGGGTGTACATCTACAATCTTTTCAATCCAATCTTCACTAGGAGATAGATTTGCAACTTGTAATAGTTTTAATTCTAATTGCTCTGGTTCTTTCATTCAGTTTGTGATTTGCCTTGTTTTTTCATCCACTCTCTATGAGTTGGTAATTGTTTCATTATATGACGATTACGCAAGAAGGCTTGTCGTAGTTCATCATTCATTTTCTGTGATTTAGTTAATGGTTTCATTATTTTTTGTTTCTTTGGTGGAAATAACCACTGTATTATTTTAATTGCCATTTATCGCAAGTCTCCTCTGAAAGTACAAATGCTGTGTACTTATCTACCCTACACCAGCCTTCGCTGAGTTTAGGTGTTATATCATGTACGGGATCGTAAAATTTACACTCACCACACGGTTGGTCTGGCATTGGATTCAGTCTTTTTAACTTAAATTTTTTCATATTCGGTAAAACCACCAATGGATTTACCTTCAACTATAATTTGAGGGAAAGTCCTTGCAGTTGGAAACTTTTCCATAAACTCTGGAAACTCAAAATCCAATCCTAGTTGGAAATATTTATAATCATGCCCTAGTCTTTCTGCAAGATTCTTTGCTTTATCACAAAAAGGACACTGTTCTTTACCATAAATTTCTACTTTCATTTTACATTCCATTCTTCGTTTCCGTTCTCTGTGTTAAATCGTCTCACTAGATACTTGAAATTGTTAATTAAATATGTAGGATAATCCTCTGTAACTGAAAGCATATCATTAGTTTCGTCACAGTGATCAAGCCACATTCTACTTACAAAACCAGTAAATTTATCACTGAATATTTCTGTAAATGCTTCTGCTCTCAATCAACTCTCCTTACGACTTGGGGAATAATCTCCCCTGCTCTTACAACTTCTACCATACATCCGATTTCAAGACCGAGGTCTTCAATTATTCCAATGTTATGTAAAGTTGCTCTTGCTACTCTCGCACCATCAATGTCTATAGGATCTAGTATTGCTACTGGGGAAACATTCCCTGATTTACCTACTTGCCATACTACATCAATGAGCTCTGTTACTACTCCAGCTTGTTTTACTTTCTTTGCAAATGCTCCTCTTGGGTGATGAGAAGTATATCCTAATTCTTCGAAAGCATCATTACTAATTACTCTCCATACTTCTCCGTCTTGGGGAAACATAGGATAATTACTGTCAATGATTGTTTCAAATCCACACTGATTTAAAAATTCCATGTCATCAATAAAATCTTCTGTTGGATATGGTTGTACCCCATACGCAATGAAAGTTAAATCTCTATTCTGAAACTCTATCACATCATGTAGACTTAGCGCACCCGCTGCATAGTTACGACTATTCTTAATCGTTGCTGGGGCTACTACTTCTCCTGTGATTTGTACTATGTGTTTGCCTACGCAAGGCGTTAGGATTCGAGGTATTATAAACCTCATGTTGGCTGTGATGTCGAGACCATGTTTGCCATCGCCTCGTGTTAAGGCAAGTGATAACTCGCCATTGATATATTGAAGACTTACTGCTGCACCATCTAGTTTTGGTGTAACGGTTAAGGGCTCGTTGTCATAGGTTGGGTGTTCTTCTATCGAGTATGCTTTCTGTAAAGAATACATAGGAAAGGCATGAGGATATCTCGCGCCCTTGTCTCTAATAAGATCATGTCCTACTTCAGTAGCTACACCTAGTTGTTCTTCGAGTCTGTCATAAGCCTCGTCAGACATAAATGGTTTACCATTATAGTAGGCAATCCTTGCCCGTTTGATTAGTGCTTCTAAATTTTTCATATGTATATTATACTAAAATTATAAGGACTTGTCAAGAATTATTTTATGGTAGGTATATTTGATCTAGTAAGTCTTTGAACTCCTCTTCTAAAATGCTTTTGCTTTCTGCTAGGGAAAGGATTTCTACTAGTCCTTGAAAAAGATTTCTACTATTATCAAAATCAATCGGCATACTAATACCTTGATTTGATGGTTTCCATTCTTCCTCAAAGTCTAAATAATACTTTCTTAATGAGATATACTCCACATCTCGAAAGGTAGAAACTACAAGGCGCACTTGTTCGTGTTCAGTTTCTTGAATAACTTTTTCGTATATTGCGGGGGCAGTGAAGTCAATCATTCTTAATCACTCGGTTGAGAGGTACAACACTCGTAACATTCTCTGGCACAAGGATTCTATAAGAATCTGTATCCCAGCAAAATAATAGAACTGTGTGTTGACCTTCTTTTGCTCTGTTTCTTTTCTGACGAATATATTCTGTAGAAAAGTCACTAGTGCAAACATTGTACTTTAGTTTCCTAGAGTTTTGACTTCTATAGGTGATCACTGCGTCACCTGCTTCTTCGAGTTTAGCTTTAAGCTCCTCTTTTTTCATTGATTCCTCCAATTTAATCTAACAAAAACTCTTTTGTGTTGGTAAATTGCAGAGGTCTCTTTTATGAGATGCAAAAAACCAAGGCAGTTAACACTACCTTGGTCAAACTATTTTTTTAACTATTTAACGCTTCAACGACACCTTTGAAGTATACTGCAGCTTTACCAGTTAGTTTACTGATAATTGCTTCATCAACTTCTTGACCTGCGTCTGACAGAGCGGAAGTAAGACTTGCCTGAGCATCAGCTACTGATACTCGTCCACCACCAGTAGATCCACCTGAGGATTTAGCTGCTGGAGTTTTTCTTACATAAACGCCTGCTTTGGTCAATATCATACGAACTCCATTTGGTGATTCACCAAGTTCGTCTGCGATGTCTTTTACAATCTCCATTGAAGTTTCAGGTGTTGGTTCTTGTTCCTGATACATTTCAACTGCTTGTGCTTTAGATTCGTCTGTCCAAGCCATTCTTTTTCTCCTGTGTTTGTTTTGGATCCATTCGCCATTCCATATTGGTTTCCAACCTGTTCGGTCGTACTGTTGCATATAGAATCTGTCGCTCATGTATATCCTTGTTTAAATATAACTATATTATATCGAATTTGAAACCATCTGTCAAGAAGTATTTTTCGGTATCTTATAGGTTTTCCTATCTTGAAAAATGCTTTTGTATAGTCTCAATCTTTTCTTCAGCATTTGCGATTTTCTCTATCTGTGTTTCGATAGCCTCTATAATCTCTGGATGTTCTCCAATACCTACTGGATTTCTTTGATAAACTAATACATTTGCTTTTGCTACTTCTACTTCGCCTTGTAACTTAGCGATAAGTGCTTTAAATAAATAATTCATAAGTATCCTTTGTCTTTTAATGTGTCCTTTACCCACTCAACAGCATAATAAATAACTGCAGCCCAAATGCCTAAGTTAACTAAAAATATGCCTACTGTTGTGGGCAGTGTAAAAATAAATTCTATCATTTGTGTTTTTCCTCCCAGTCTTTTACTGCGGCTTGAATTGTTTCTTCTGCTAATACGCTACAGTGTAATTTAATTGGTGGTAATTGTAGAGCTTCTGCTATATCTTTATCTTTTATTTTCATTGCTTCGTCAAGTGTTATACCTTGTAGCATATCTACAAACATAGAGGACGAAGCAATTGCACTGCCACATCCATAAGTTTTGAACTTTACACCAAGTATACGACGATTGCCAGGATCTACTCTTAGTTGTAGTTTCATAACATCTCCACAAGCGGGCGCACCCGTCATGCCAGTTGCTACTGTTGGATCTTTAGGATCAAATCTTCCTACTGAGAATTGTTGAGGACTGTTTAATACTCCTTCAAATCTATCTACTACTTCTTTACTGTATGCCATATTATTTTTCTAATGCTTTGTCGCAAAATGCAACTATGAATTCTTTTGTCGCCCTATTAGAAAGAGATATAGGAAACAATAAAGGTGTTCCTATAGCAAATGCTGGAGCGGCAACCATCCATCCTAAAAATTGATTTCTTACTAATACACTATTACTTTCTACTTCTTTTAATGTTTTTATTGAAGGATAATACAATTTCATCATAGATATTATCCAAGCTGCAGTGTAAAAAGCTATAAAGTATTTCATAAGTATTCCTGTAAGTGTCTTAAACTTCCTAAATCGTATGCAAGTCGAGAAGCATTATGCCCTGCGTTGCGTACTAATCCGAAGTATGGCGATTCACACTCTGCCATTTCAATTTCCCAAATATGATACATCTTGCTACCATATTTTTCTTCATAGTTTGTTTGAGTACTTTTAAGTTCTTTTTGCACTACAGCAATACAATTGCCTCGTGCTGACCACACTCTTTCACCTGCCTCAAACTCATCTGCTACACAAGGTTCTGGAATCATAGATTCTCTTATACCTTTGTAGTCAGTATCTGGTAATTTTTGTGGTACTCCTAACCGTTCAATAACGGCTTTAATAAAAGCTGGGGAACGATATAATGCTTTTGCAATGTCAGATATATTTGCTCCATCTAAGTAATGTTTTACTATGGAAACTTTCTCTGCTTCTGTTACGCCTTTGCCTTTATTTTGTGCCTTTCTTCTAGCACGAAATTCTAATGTTTCTTGATGATCTAATATGATCTTGTTGAGACGAGTTGTATTATATGCTATATGTAATATCTCACACGCCTCTTTTTTAGTAATAGGTTTCTCTGCGGCGAGTAGTTCTATTACTTTATTGATATTTGATTCTGAGAGTTTTTCTTCTCTTTTCTTTCTAACTGCCACTATTTATATGTCCTATAAAAAATTGTCCATGCAATAGCAAAAACTATGCATAGTAATATTGTGTCAACATAAAGATTAATCATTTGTTAACTCCAAATGATAATCATTAACTTCTTTTAAATCTTGTTCATGCATTGCGCCTAGTAAAATAATAGCATAGTGAATAACTTTATATAAGTCTTTCTCATTTTTGCCGTCTTTCTTTCCAAAGCGCTGGGCATACTTGATTATATTACCAATACAAAATCCTTCTCCATGCCCATTCTCAAACACTATCTCTGTAGTTTGAGTTTTAGCTTGGGCATAATGTTGTTTATATGTATTATCTATATACTGTTTCAGTCGAGACTGAATTAAATCTTCATTAAATTTATACACGAGTTATCCTTTTTTCGTAATCGGCATAATCTTCACTCCACCAATGTGGTTTGTCTCTGTGAGACCACGCTGCGAAGGTTGCCTTATCTAAGTGGTAATAATCTCGATAGCTTTGTATCGGATTGTCATAATCTCTAAGATCTTCTGGCATTGCCAGTCCGAACTTAGTAAAACCTACCCTTTCAAGATGTACTGGCTCTGGTAGTTTGTTTACTACTTGTTCTACGGATTTGTGTAGCTTGCCATAACGATAATAGTATTCATCATTCAATGCATTAGCATAACAATGAATCCACTCATGATTATCCAATGACT